AAACTCGGCGCTCAACTCGCGCCAGCGCTCGGCGTCGCCGGCCAGGCCCAGCACACCCGCGGCGCGGCGCCGGTGTTCGGCCAGCGCGTCATCGCGCAGCTCGGCCTCGCGCTGCTGGGCTCGGTCGAACACATCCAGCATCAGTTGCTCGGCTGCTGCAGCGACGCCAGCAGCTGGTCCTTCTCGCGCGACCCGCGCGAGCTGCCGAACTCGAACTGGTAGGCGTCCCGCATGCACAGGCCGAAGATGCTGGCGATGGAGCTGAGCAGCCCGACCACCTCGCCCGGGATTTCCTTGCGGAAGAACACCAGCACCATCAGGCACGCCACCAGGCCCAGCACCGCCAGCAGCACCATCACATCGGCCCGCGTGTTGTTCCGGCCCGCCTTGACGAACTCCACGTCGCGCGCTCGCGCGTCCTGCCGGTCGGCGAGGTAGGCCTGCTCCAGCGTGGCGTCCACATCCATGCAGCGCTGGCGGAATGCCACCTGCATCGCCGCGTCCTGCTTGATGGCGGCCAGCGCCTCCTCGGGCGTCTTGGCACCGCTCACCACTTGGGCCACGCTGGCGATCTTGGCGGCCACGGCCTCGCTCGAATCGCCCGCGCCGAAGAAGCGCAGCACGCTCGGCGCGAACTGGGCCAGCTCGGCCACAAGGGGGATCAAAGGCAGCATGTGCGCGCTCCTCTCAGGTGCTGATCAGCGTATGCAGCGGCGCAGCCAACCCGCGCCGGGTTTTGGGGCCGATTTGCGGGCGAAACCCGTGAGCGACGGCGGCGGCTAGGCCAAGGATTGAACGCATGGCGGGCATCGTGGCCGCCAGCGCTGCGAGGGTCTTTTAAAGGAAGTGAAAAAGCAAAAGCCCGCCGAAGCGGGCCTCGCGTGCGCGTGGACGACGCCTATTGCGGTTCTACGGACCAGCGCTCCACCGGCTGACCTGGTCGCGACCAGTGCACGCGCGCAAAGTACTGGGCATTGCTCTCCCAAGAGGCAGCCAGCCCCACCGCATGACATGGCGCGTTCGGCTCCCGCACACGGTAGCGCTCCGCGAAGGCGCGGATCTCGTCGTCACTGGCGTCGAACCGAGGCGGCCGGTCATCCATGTCGCTCATCACCGCAACCCCTTCCACGCCACAACCTTCCCGTCCATCACCACGAGCTGCACGCGGCCGTTGGTGTAGACCGAGGCCACGCCATCAGCGCGGTTCACCTGGCCCACCAGCTTGGCGTAGCCCAGGCACTGCCTGGCGCGGTCCAGCGTCATGCCCACGCGCGGCATCCCGAAGTCCTCGCCGCAGGCCTTATGGGCCTTGGCTCGCACGTCCTCGTCGCTGCGCTGCATGCGGTCCATCTCGGCGCGCTGCCTGAGCATGTTCTGCTCGTCCCAGCCCTCGGGCTTGTGGCCGGTTCGCGCCGGCGCCGAGGCCCCGAGGCCGAACTGCTCGGCGCGCAGCTGTTCATCGGCCAGCGCCAGCATCGGCGCCACGGCCATCATCAGGCTCAGCATCAAGGCTTTCATCGTGCTCCCCTTGTGATCCGGTCAAGTCTAGCCCTGCGACCCGAACAGGTCGCCCTGCGTGCGGGCCAGGTGCTCGGCGCGCGCGATGCGAATCTGTTGGTACGCGTACGGCAGGCTCATGCCGTACTTGCGCGCCAGGTAGCGGTAGTTGTCGCCGGTGAACTCGGCCCACATCGCTGCGCGGCGCCGCGTGGTGCGCGCCAACTGGCCCTTGGGCAGGTAGATGTTCTGCCCGCCGTAGCGCTCGCGCATGTGCTCCACCAGCGTCTCAGCCAGTGCGGCGGCCAGCGGTATCGGCACCTCCGCCTTCGTCAGCTCGGACTGCACCAGCTCGCCCATCTCCAACAAGATGGCCGGGTAGTCCGGCTCCTCGCTCAACGGCAAGAGCCCTTCCCGCGCAGGCGCGCCAGGGCTCGACCCTAAAGATGCTTGCTCGTTCATTAACTACTCCGTCCCTTGATCGGCAGCATCTGTGGCTGCCTGATCTCCGGCGCCGATGTTGCCAGAAGCCGGGCGCCGTTTGTGGCGCCTGTCAATCCCTTGAAGTTCCATTCGCGTGGCCGCCAGCGCGGCCTTGATGTGAGCGGGTGGCAGCTGTCCGGAATGAGACAGCGTGGGCGCATCCATCTTTCGCGCCGGCAGGTGCGCGCGCAGCCGGGTCGGCGCGGGCCAGCGGTCCGCCGAGGCGGCCAGGCCGGTGAACGCCACCGGCAGTCGCCAGGCGTCCAGGTGTTCGGCCCAGGGCAGCAGCGCCCACAGCACGTCCACCCATGTCACGGCGGTCAGCTGCACCACCTCTGCCGCGGGCCGGTCGGGCAAGTTCAGCGCGTACAGCCGCTGCACGCCGCTCACCACGGCGTTGTGGAACCAGTCCTCGACCGGGCGCGCGCTCATCGCTTCATCCCCTCCAGCGCCACCAAGCCGGCGCCCGCGCGGGAGCGGGGCACCACGCCGCTGGGCGCCATCGCCGCCACCGCGCTGGCCTCCACCGTCTCCAGGCAGCGGCGCAGGTAGTTGTGATTGCCCAGCGGCTTCCAGCCCGCGGCCTGGCGGCGCTCGCCCAGGGTGCGCGCCACCTCCACCAGGCCGGCCTGCAGGCGGCCGGCGTCCACCTCCAGCGCCTGCACCTCGCGCGACAGCCGCAGCGCGCGGCCCCAGCCCAGCTGCTGCTTCAGCGGCCGGAAGAACGACAGGTAATGCACCAGCGCGCGCGCCAGGTCGGGAGGCAAGGCCAGCAGCAGCGCCACCAGCTCGCGGCCGGCGTCGTCCTGCATGGCCGACTCCAGCGGGATGTGCGCGTGGCAGCAGGGGCAGGTGAGCTGCATCATGCTGCCCCCGTGGGGGCTGGGGCCTGTTCATCCAGCTCGCGCGCCTGGCGGCGTGCACGCGCCGGCTTGGCGTTGACCTGGGCGGGCTTGATGGCCTTCCACGAAACCTCACGCATCGGCTCATGGTCCGGCGAGTACTCGTAGCCAACGCCACTCACGTACTCGCTGCGCACCGGCTGCGCCCCCTGCATCAGCTCGGCCACCTTCAGGCCGGCCGCCGCGGGCAGCAAGTACTCGTCCAGGCCGATGGTGACGACGCACATGCGCACGCCGCCTTTAGTTGCTGCCATTGGTGGCTCCTTCAAGTTCGTTTTGCAGCACCTTGGCGGCGGCTTCCCGCTTCGCTCGGCGCTGCTGGTCATAGGTCAGGGCCGCGATCAGCTTGCCCAGGTGCTCGCTGGTGCAGAACTCCAGCGCGTCGACGCCGCAGATCCGCTTCACCATGCCCTGCAAATAGGCCCACGGGCGGCCCGCATCGGCCAGCAGCGCCTCGATCTTGTCGAGCTGGGCCTTCCGGTCCTGCGGCGCCTTGTCGCCGCGCCTGGCGAAGGGCTTGCCCTCGTGGCCCAGCTTGGCGCCAAGCCGCCGCATGTGGGCCAGCACCTTGGCGCGCCCGGCGTGGTCCAGGTCGGCCGCGCTCTTGACCCTGGCCTGGGCGAAGAGCATGGCGCGGTAGCCGTCGTCATCCATCACGCCGGCCTGCAGCAGCTGCTTCTTGGCGATGTGGATCTGGGCCAGGCCGGCGTTGCGGTCCTGGGCGGGGCGAGCGGCGGGCTTCATGCCAGGCTCCCCGGGCCCTGCAGTTCGGCAGCCCACCAGGTCACACCCTTGCCGAGCGGCCAGCCGTCCCCAGCGCCCCGCCACTGCTCGCCATCGAAGAATGCCAGGATGACCATGCCCTCCACGTCATGCTCATCCGGCGGCAGGTAGGCATGGACCGTGGTGTCGGCGTCGGGCATGCGGTGGCTGCATTCGATCCACGTCACGCGCTCGACCGCCGGCGCTTGCGCTGCCTCGGCCTGGCTCACGCTGATCAGCCGCTCCAGCAACCCGGCGGCGTCCGCCAGCCTGGCATCCACGCTGCGTGTCTTCCAGGCATCTTGTGGCGGGTCGCTGGGAAGGTAGATGCCGTGGCTTTCACGCGCCAGGCGCAGCGTTGCGAGCACGGCCTGCAGCGCCCCTGTCTCGGTGCTGGCCGACTGCTGGACCGATTGGATGCCGCCCAGCGTCCAGACCAGGCGGCCCGCATTGCGGAAGTAGTCATCGACGAGCTTGGCTGCCTCGCGAACGGCCTGGGGTGCGCACGCGTCAGCCATGAGCAACCTCCTGCGCGCCGCCGTGGAACACGACGCCATGCGACTGCAGCTGGCCGTTGCGCTTCGCGCACCAGTTGATCCAGTCGCGGAGCGCTGCCGCCTTCTCGTCCTCGCCGTTGGCCTCGGGCACGCCGGGCACCAGGAAGATGCCAGCGCTCGCACCTTGACCGTGGCGCGCGACGATGGAGAGCGACCGTTGAAGTGCGCGCAGAGGGCCGGCCGCCACCGCGATGGCGCCGCCGATGTCCGAGGCCTTCGCGTTCGGGCTGGCAATGTCGATGCGGCCCGAGCGCCACGCATACGCGCTGACGACTGGGTCCGGCACGATCTCCCAGTAGATGCCAGGCAGACCGACCTGGTTGACCTGTCGCCATGCGTCACCGAGAAGCTTGCCGGCCAAGCGCTCGACCGCTTCCCGGGCACTGTGGGTCGTGCTGACGCGCTGGCCGTTGACCGAGCACGTCGTGTAGGCGCCACTCCGGTATGCCACCTCCACGGTGAAAGGCTTTTTGAAGTCGGTTTTCATGCCGTCACTCCTTGCGCCAGATGCGCGCCGTGGTCTCGGTCACCCGGCGAACGATGAAGCGGCGGCCCTGGCTCTTCCCCCAGCGGTTGGCAGCGCTGATGAGTGCCTTGCTGACAGCCTGGTCGCACTTGAACGACTGCCCGCACGTCATCTGACCGAACACGCCAGCGAAGCGGAGCATCTGCTCCGACATCGGTTGCGGGATCGGTACGCCGTCCTCGATCACGAGCGATTCCGGCGCCGGAAGGGCGGCGCCTGCGCCGCCGCCCTTGCCTTCTTCCAGACCCTGGCGGGCCAGCCAGCCCTTGAAGCCGCTGGTCTGCGGCGGCGGTGCGCCGGCTTGTGTCTCAAGTTTGGGGCCGCCCTTGTAGATGCCCTGTTTCGCTCGCACGATGAAGCCGCCGCCCAACGCCGAGCTGAGTAATGCCGGCACCTGCTTGGCGTGCACGTCGTACTTTTGCGCGATGTCGGCGCAGCTCAGCTCTTCTTCCGGGTTGGCGGTGAAGAAGGCGCACAGGCGATGGGCCAAGCTGCCCTCGCGGGGTTGATAGCTCATGGTCTCGATCTCCTCAGTCGGTGCAGCCGGTGCTGCAGGGTTGAACGCCGCCGCAGACACTGCGGCAGGGCTGTGGCGTGGCGAAGCCGGGCACGCCGACCAGCAGCTCGCTCGTGTCGGGCTCGGTGTCGATCAGCGCGTTGCGCATGAGCCCCGTGGTTTCGGTGCTGAAGATGGTCGACTGCCCCAGGCCGTCGACCAGCACCAGCTCGCCGGTGTTGAGCAGGCCCACGCGCGAGGGGCGGTAGGGCACGATGTAGAAGCCGCGCAGCGCGGCCTTGACGTGCGTCTTGAGGGCCATCAGCCAGCGCATGCCGCCTCCGCTTCCCTGACGGTGCAGGTCAGGATGTAGCCGTTGCCCAGGTCCAGCTCCACGCCGCTGCTCATGGCGCAAAAGCCCAGGTGCAGCGCGGTCACGCCGATGACCTCGTGCAGCCGGTCGGGCGGCACGTCGCCGGGCGTGTCATCGCGCCAGCGCACCGCATGCTTGAGGTCGTTCAGCGTGGCCTTGATCGGCGTGGCGAACGGCACCTTGGCCGGGCTGGTCGAGCGGCGGGCGCAGCGGGCCTCGGCCAGGTTGGTGACGGCGGCCTTCATGCCGTCACCTCTTGCTCGAAGGGCTCGATGGCGAAGTCCTCGACGCCGGTCTTGATGCTGATGCCGCTGACGAGGTCCAGCGGCGCCGCCTCGGCGATCAGCTTCGCCCGGTTGGGGTCATCGGTCGGCGCGCTCTTGGCGGCGTTGTAGGCGGCCAGGATGGCGTCCTTGTCGACTTCTTCCTTCGTGCGGATGAAGCGGTGCAGGTTGAGCGCCTTCAGCGTCTTCAGCACGGCCTCGACGTTGGAGAGCGTGACGCTCGGCGGCCGCAGGCGCCAGGTCACCTGCCCGGTCAGCAGGTTGGCGAACTTGACCTTGTTGTCGTTGGTGATCTCGGCCCGGTTCGTCTCGCACCAGGCCTGCACGCCGCCGGCCAGCAGCTTGACCTTGGCGGCCAGGCCGTCGAGCACGGGCTGGTGCTTGGCGGTGATCGCTGCCAGCTCGTCGTTCATGTCGGCCGAGCGGCGCGTGATCTCGCGCTGCGTCATGCCGATCTCGTGGATCATCTGCGCCGCCTCGTCGCGACTCTGCGGTATGCGGACGCCAGCGGGCGCCTTCAGCTTCTTGGTGGCCATGTGTGGGCTCCTGTGGTAGGTCAGTGGGCTTGGCTCGACGTCGGCATGACCGGGTCGAACTGCATCTCGGGGAAGTGCACTGCGGCGATCTGCGAGGCGGCGTAGTGCAGGGACTGCAGCGTGGTGACGCCGCAGCAGCGGTGGCGCTTGGCAGCCGCCACATACAAGCTCAGCAGCGCGCTCAGCGCCACGGAGTGGTCGACACGGGCGCCGGCAAGCACCTTGTCTAGGTCGATGCAGAGCTGAACGACCGGGTGGTCGGCAGGAAGGTCGGTTTGAACGAACATTGCAAAGCCTTTCAGGTAGGGAGGTGCAGCTGGCCCAGCAGGTCAGCCAGGGGAATGCGGCGCAGCTGCGCCTCGATGTGCAGTGAGTGCATGGCGCGGCTGCGCAGGAAGCGGCAGCAGCTCTCCAGCTCGTCGGCGGTCTCGGCGATGTAGTAGCCGGTGCTGGGCGTGCCGGCGATGGCGATGCCGTCTTCCCGGGCCTCGCTGACCAGGCTGCGCAAGCTGCGCTCGTCGACGCCGATCAGCTGCGCCAGCGCCGCAGCACCCACGCCGCGCCCAGCGCCCAGGTGGTGGGCGGCCAGGTGCTGGATGAGCAGCGCGCGCTGCCGGGTGTGGTGGGCCGTCATGGCTGGCCCCAGACCACGACCACGGCCGCAGCAGCCAAGCCGAACAACATCAGGGCCAGCGGGCTGCCGCTGACGGCCACCAAGGCGCCCAGCAGGCGCGCACGGCGCGAACGGCGGGTGGGGATGACGTGGCGCTTCATGCCGGCTCTCCCGCGCTCGCCTTGCGGCCGCCGTTGAAATGACTGCACGGCCCCTTGGCAGCGAAGCGGCCGCTGCCCCTGCAGGCGTGCCACGCCTGGGCGTGCTGCGGGTTGCCAATGCCCGGCGTGCCCTTGCCCTGTGGCCGCTCCTGCACGTCCTGGCACACGCGCAGGCTCACGTCGCCCATCACCGGGCACTCGCACTCGGCGCCCATCAGCTCGCCGCGCACGCGGCGCTCGATGCGCAGCGTGTTCGCCTTGTAGTTGCCGGTCAGCACCTGGCTGACGGTGGTGTCGCTCACGCCGATGCGCGCGGCGGCCATGCCCTGGTTCGTGCGCTCGCACTCGGCGCGCAGCGCGCCCAGCCAGGTGTCGCTGATGCGCTCGCGCACCCGCGCCTCGATCTGCTTGGTGTCGGCCATGTATGTGCCTTTCAAGACCTTGTTGATCGCGCTCGCGTCGTAGCCCAGCAGTGCGCCTGTGGCGCGCTGTCCGTGCTGGTTGGCGTGGTCGCGAAGGGTTTCGAGCCAGCTCAT